TCAACGCGTTCATGAAGGCCCAGCAGGACCTGCAGGGCATGCAGGGCGCCAACGAGCTGCTGTCGGTGGGTGCCGGTAACCCGACCCTCGGACAGCCGACGAGCACGGACTACCAGGCGCAGACCGCGCTGAACCAGTCGATCCAGCAGCAGCAGAACCCGGGCGGGCTGTCGGGCATTTGGCATGCCGTCACCCACAACCCGATCATGACGGCGCTTAACGACGTCACGAACATCGTGAACGCGACGACGTCTGAGGCGGTCGGGTGGGTCGGCGCCTTCGGCGACGACTTGATCCACGGCACCATGCACTACTCCAACGACTTCGGCAACAGCATCGCCGACCAGATGAAGACGGCTGGCTACGACCCGAACAACCCGTTCTCGCAGATCGCCTGGTACGCGTCTGGCCAACAGCGCAAGGACCTGACGGACCTGCAGAAGAAGACGGACCCGAACCTGTTCCACGCTGCGCTGCGCTTCGCCGACAACCCGGACGAGTACGAGCGGCAGATTGCGCAGTCGACTGCGCTGTCCCCGCAGCAGAAGGCTGACCAGATCGCGCAGATGAACTCGCCAGAGTTCCAGAACCTGGTCAAGCAGATGGATGCGCGGGCTGGCACCGTCGGCCACTACCTGTTCGACACGAACTCGACGCTGGGCAAGTGGCTCGCCTTCGCGACAGACCTGGCGATCAACATCGAGCTGGATCCGCTGTCGGCCGTCGGCCAGGCCGCGAAGCTCCGGTACCTCGCCCCGGTGTCGCTGGCTGGCGCGGCCGAGAAGGACATGGGCGTCATCAGCACAGCCCTCCTCAAGCCGATCACCAAGAACTACGCCGACCTGATCAATGGCCCGCTGTCCGCGCGCGCGCGGATCCAGGCCGGGTTCGACTACATGATCAAGGCGACGACCCGTGAGCGCGAACTGAAGGCGGACGCCCTCAGTAGCGACGCGCAGAAGGCGCAGAACGCGCAGAACGAGCTGACGCAGCTCGACCAGCAGATGCGCATCAACGCGCGTGGCCTGTACCCGTACAAGCAGGTCTTCCACGGCACCCAGGTGCCGGTCGACTTCGCGAAGGGCGGGCTGACGCCGGAGAACATCGCGCAGCCCTTCGAATTCGGCGAGGGCGACCCGATCACGTCGAAGGAGCAGGCTGCCGAGGTGTTCGGCAGCTTCATGGGCGCGACGCTGCTCCGGCTCGGGCAACCGGTCGAGAAGCTGGCTGCGATGCCGGGCCGCATGGGCCTGGCGGCCGTGCTACCGATCCGCTCCGCCATCGCGAACTCGCTCACCTCGGCACTGCCGGGCAAGGCGCAGCGGATCCTCAACAAGTCCGTCCAGGACGCACTGGATGCGCTGCCGACTGAGGACAACAATGCCCTTGTCGATGCGGCGGAGGACCCAGCTGCGGCAGCCCAGCTGCAGCAGCCTGGCGGCGCACCTGCCGCAACTGCGGCGACTGCTCCGACCGCCCCGCAGGCGGTTCTCGCGTCGCAGGCGCGCGCGGATATGGACCGCTTCAAGCAGGGGCTTGTCGCCCAGGCGGAGGCCTCGTTCGCGGCCCGCTCAGGCCGCACCCTGGACCAGGTCCAGTCGGGTGAGCAGCTGTCGAAGCTGCAGAACTTCAAAAACAGCCTGAAGCCGTCGACCTACATCCCACGGGCGCAGCTGCTCGCGCAGCGCTGGTCCTCGGGCATGAACGCATCCGACGTGTTCAACGTCAACGACGCACTGACAGGCGACAAGGTCTTCAAGTACGCGCAGCTGTTCCTGCCGCGCGGGCACGCCCACATGATGCAGGCGCTTTACGACATGGCCGACGAGGGTGGCCGCAAGGACATCCTGCACGGCCTGCTCATGTCGCAGATGCACGCAGCCGGTTGGGGCACCACCGCAGCTGGCTTGGCCGCCATCGAGAAGAAGTCCAAGGAATTCAAGGACGCGCTGTACTCGGTGACCGGGTCGGACTGGCTGGACCCGGCCACGAAGATGGAACGCGACAGTGCGGTGTGGGCGTCGCAGCTCAACGAGAAGCTGACGATGCCGTCCTTCAAGGAGCTGCTGGCTAACGCGCCGAGGATCGGGGTCTGGGAGAACACGGTCGGCTCCGCCATGTCGGGCCCGCTCGCATCGCACCTGATGGACCTGACCCGTATCGGTTGGATCCTGAAGGCCGGTGAGGCGATTCGCAACGTCCAGGAAGACCTGGCGAGTGTGTTCGGTCGCGGCCGGACGTCGGAAACTTTCGCGGCGTATCTCGCCGCCCGCCAGAGAAACCTGCTGGTCAAGAGCACCTTCACGGGTGCCGGCGACGCCCTCACGAATAAGATCATTTCGAGTCCGGAGTGGCAGGCGCACATCGCGCGTGCCTCGACCTGGGTTGACGCCCTGATCAAGAAGGGCGTCGACAAGCTGACCCCAGATGACTGGGGGATCGCCGACTACGCCGACAAGATGCCGAAAGAGCAGATGCAGCAGATGCTCTCGGACTTCATGTCGGTGCACATGAAGCAGATGATGAACCCGGACGCAGACGTCCGGTTCATTGCCCGGAACGGCGGCAAGCCGACCAAGGTCCTGATGGGCTACGACAAGACCACGGCCCTGGATGACGCGGACGCCGGTATGGGCGGCAGCATGGCCTACTCGGCCTGGCTGAAGCAGATTTTCGGTGAGGACACCGAGCACAGCATGGATGTGCTGGAGCATGTGATGCAGCGCCTCGGGGCGCCGCGCCTGGTCACCGATCCCGAGTCGGCCCCGAACGTGCTCAGCGCCGGTCGGAAGACCCCGCACCAGGTGCAGGACCGCATCCCGATCCGGTACGACAAGAGCGACGTCAACAACACGAAGGTGCTGGGTCTCCAGCCAGGCACCAGCAAGACCCAGCTGCACAGCGCGCTGGACGAATGGAACTTCCACACCTCCGGCTCGACGCAGCCGCCGATCAACAAGGCACTGCAGCGGGGCGGCAAGCTCAGCCAGAAGAACGCACAGCAGAAGGCTGTGCTGGACGCTGCGCTCAGCAAGTCCCGACTGGGTGAGGACACGGTCCTCTACCGGGGTTTCCAGGACGGCAAGGGCGTTCTGCCGAAGAACTTCAACAAGGACCTGACGGGCCACACCTTCAACACGAAGGGGTACATGCCGACTTCGGCTGACCCTGACGTGGCTGACGCGTATGCCGGTGATGTGGCTGACGGCGGGTTCGCGATGCGCATCCACGTGCCGAAGGGCACGGGCGCTATCGCCATGAAGGACCGGTCGGCTTCGGGTCTGGATGACGAGAAGGAAGTTCTGCTTCCGGCCAACATGACGTTGAAGATCGTCAAGGATCACGGCATGGTCAACGGCAACCGCTGGGTTGACGCGGTGATCGTGCCGAAACAGGGCGCGTTGGGCGGAGCGCCTCGGGCGCTGACCGAGGACGAGCTGTTGTCGAAATGGCAGACGTCGAAGTTCGCGCCGCAGAAGTTCTCGAGGAACAGCCGGTACCTGGCTGACAGTCCTGACGGTTCTGTCACCGACACGGTGGTGGGTACGGATGAGGAACGCCAGGCGGCGTTCCGCCAGCATCTGCAGCTGCAGATCCGCGAGATGCAGCACATGTTCACCAACATCCGGGGTGACTTCAACCAGAAGCTCGCCGACTACATGTGGGCGAATAACGGCAAGGCGCCGGACGCGTTCTGGATCTCGCAGCACATCCCGAACCAGGTTCGCCCGAACCAGGTCATCGGCGCGATGTACGACGAGATTGCCCGCAAGCCGGGCATGACCGGCTTCCTGGAGCGGATCATGGATCCGCTGGGGCGCGGCTACGCGCGCATGGTGGAAGCTCCGATCGCCCGCTACTCGACGCAGCCGCAGTTCATGGCGAACTTCACCCGCTCGATGAAGGAATACGAGGGGGTTCGCAAGATCCTGCAGCAGGGCGGCATGAAAGCCGACCGGGCGATGGAAGTCTCCCAGATGGTGTCGATGAACCGGGCGTGGAATTCGACGCTGCGCTACATCGACAACCCGCAGATGCGTACCCAGATGGACGTGGTCGGTAAGGCCTTCTTCGGCTTCTCCCGCGCAACCACCGGGTTCATTCGCCGGTGGGGTCGGCAGATTGCCGAGGACCCGACGCGGCTTCGCCGCCTGCAGCTGCTCCACGAGGCATCGACTCGGGCTGGTGTCGTCTACACCGACGAGAACGGCCAGGAACAGTTCGTTTTCCCGGGTTCGGGTGTCGCCATGCAGGCGATCAACGCGGGTCTCGCGCACCTCGGCATCACCGCATATGTGCCGGGTCTGCTCCCGAACCTCACCTCGCAGGTCCAGTTCTTGAACCCGGCCCTGCAGAACCCGTTCAGCTACTCGCTGACTCCGATCGGCAACATCCCGCTGCGGGCGCTGGAACAAGCGATGCCAGGCCACACGGAGATGCTTGACTCGGTTGATCAGTTCTTGAACGGACAGAACGGTCCCGGGACGTCGTTCGCAGCCCAGTTTGAGCCGAGCGTTGCCCGCAACATCGTGCAGGCGTTCGACCAGAACGACAAGGACTCGATGTACGCAGACGCGTTCCGCGCCGCCACGCTGAACTTGGCGGCGGCCGGGAAGCTCCCGGGCCCGAACGCGACGAACGCACAGATCCAGCTGTTCCAGACGCAGCTGCGCGCGACGATCAAGAACCAGCTGATCCAGCGGGCAGTGTTCGCGTTCTTCGCCCCTGCCGCCCCGTCGTCACCGACGGAGGAGACGAAGGCGTCGACCGCCGACGCCGAATTCCAGGCGATGGGTTTCCGGACCCTCGACGAGGAGTACAAGTCCCTTGTCAACCAGATGGGCGCCGCCGAGGCTGGCGTGGTGTGGGCGGAGATCCACCCGGACAAGATGATGTACACGGTCTCGACGACGCAGCTCGGCAACAAGTCGGCGAACGTCCAGGCGACCGAGTCATCGCTGCACTGGATCCAGCAAAACATGGATTTCATGAAGAACTACTCGGGGGTTGCGGCCTACTTCGTGCCGCAGTCGGTGCAGAAGGGCACGTTCAGCTACCCGGCGTACAGCGCCGAACTCCAGCTGGGCTTGCGCCAGCACAAGACGACCGAGGACTTCTACAACCAGGTCGCGGGTGCGAACGCCAACCAGCAGTACTTCCAGCTCTTGGCCGCTCGGGATGCAGCCATCCAGGCGGATCCGAACCAGGCTCGGTCGATCCATTCGTCATTCGCCGCTGCGAAGCAGCAGCTGCTGAAGCAGAACCCGATCCTGGCGGACACGCAGCCGGACTACGGGGCGGCGACGACAGCCGCCCAGGATCAGCTGGCGCAGCTGCAGGACATGGTGCAGAACGGCGACGCTCCGAAGGGCGTCGACTTGAACCTGATCACGCAGATGCTCGACATGTACGACGAGTACCACGCAAACCTGGATGCGTTCTCGGGTTCGTCGACCCGGGAGACGGCAGCGAAGATTCAGCTCAGCGCCCAATACAACGAGGCGTGGCAGTCGTTCCTGGCGTCCCATCCCGACATGGGCGGTGTGTACGCAGGCGTGTTCCGGGCTCTGGACAACAAGGCCCTTGACCCGCTGGGGAGCGTCAGCTAATTGAGCGATTTCAATAACCCGTATCCGGCGTTGCCGACGCCTTCGTGGGCGATCGGCAATGACGGCAACAACAACAGCACGAACAGCTCTGACACTTCGCAGGGCACGAACAACGGCTACACGTCCGGCAATATCTACAACCCGCCGGGCGTCGGCCAGCCCGTGCCGGGCGCGTATGTCGGTTCTGGGAACCAGGACTTCAACCCGCGCGGTGTGCCGAAGGCTCCGGTCCCGGTGGTCGGCCAGAACGAGGCGCTGACGCACCTGAACGCTTCTGGCGAGCAGATGGCGAACATCGCGGTGTCGTCTTCGACGATGCCGGTCTACATCGGGCCGTCGTACAACGCGCAGCAGCTGGCGGTGGACCAACAGTCCCGGACCGGGGTTTTCAAGCCGACCGCCACGGACTCGTATTTCCAGGGCGGCTCCGACGCCTACATGCAGTATTTGATCTCGCTGCAGCAGACGGACCCGTCGCAGTACCGGGCGATCCAGGAGCAGCTGTATCAGTCCGGCGCGTACGGCCGGACCAAGCCGGTTCTGGGTTCGTATTCGACGACCGACGGTGCGGTGATCCAGAAGGCCCTGGGCGAGTACACAACGTGGTTGTCGTCGGTGACGCAGTTCGGCGGCAAGCCGGAGACGTTCCAGTGGTTCCTGAAGAACCAGAAGAGCCTCGGCCTTGGGCCGAACTCGGGCGGCGGTGGCGGCAAGGCGCCGCTCACCATCTCGTACACGGACCCAGCAGAGTTGCACGCGGCTTTGCAGAACGCAGCGCAGTCTGCGCTTGGCCGGAACCTGAACTCTGAGGAGCTGGCGAAGTTCGTGGCGGTCTTCCACCGCAAGGAAGCCAGCGCGCAGGAGACGGCGTACCACAACGGCAGGTCGACGACGAACCCTGAGGTGACTGGTGAGTCGTATGACTTCGTGCAGGGGAACAACACCAAGGAGGCCAACCAGCGCCATGAGGCGACGTTGCTTGACGCGCTGAACTCTCTGGTGGGTGCCCGGTGACAACCAAGAAGGCGAAGCCGAAGCCGAAGGCTCCCGACAACTATGTGAGCTACGGGTTTAACGCGGCGGTTGTTGCCGCGATCCCGGAGCTGGCTCCGATCCTGAAGCAGGCGGTTGCCGAGGGCTGGGATCCGCAGCGGTTCACCGACAAGATCATGACCACCGACTGGTGGAAGCAGCACTCCAGTACTGCCCGCCAGATGATGGTGTTGCAGGCGCAGGATCCGTCGGAGTACAAGCAGCAGGTTGATGCTGCTGTCGCTCACGTGCAGCAGATCGCCGCCCAGATGGGTGTCACGCTGACTGCCGAGCAGGTCCAGAACCATGCCATCGCCGACTTGTGGCAGGGCATGAATGACTCGACCCTGCAGTCCCAGATCGGTGCCCTATACACAGGCCAGCCGACGACGGTTGGCGCAGGCGGTAGTGCGGTTCAGCTGAACCAGCAGATCCGCCAGCTGGCCGACCAGTACGGGGTTCCGGTTACTGACGCCTGGGTGAATGACCACATCCGCCAGGCCTTGTCGACGGGTAACGGCGCCGAGGGCGCGACGGCGGACTTGCAGAGCATGGCCGCGTCGACTTATCCGGCTTTGGCGCAGCAGATTCTGGCTGGCCACACCACAACGCAGATCGCGCAGCCTTATATGGCTGCGATGGCGCAGACTCTCGAGATCGACCCGGCGTCGATCACGCTGAAGGATCCGACGATCATGAAGGCGCTGCAGATGCCGATGCCGCAGACCGGCTCGACGTCGTCGACAAAGGGGAGCGGTGGCAGCTCTACGCCAGCTGCGCCTGGCGCTCCGGCGAGCGGTGGCCCTGGCGGGTCGGCGATGAAGGCGCCCCTGAACACGATTCAGGGCGGCAGCCAAGTGGCGACGCTGGGCAGCGCGACGGGCGCTGCAGCGAACAACGCTGCGAACTCCAGCGCAGTTGCCGGTTCCGGCGGTGTCGGTCAAAGCATGATGCCGCTCTACCAGTTCACCAACATGTTGCGCCAGGATCCGCGCTGGCAGCAGACCGACAACGCGAAGCAGACGGCGTACGGGATGTTGCATCAGCTCGGTCAGGACATGGGCTTCGCTTCGTAGGGCCATTCCGCCCCCTCTGTGACGGGCTAGGAGCGTCTAGAAGCTCCTAGCCCTACATCCGTATACCCCTGGTCCTTGGAGGCCCATGACGCAGCCAACGCCGGGTCCAGTCGACCTGGACCCGAACGCCTCGTACACCGACATCATCAACAGCTATCTCGCCCAGTGGGGCCTGCAGGATCTCGCTCCACTCGTGACGCAGCTCGGCCAGTCCGGCGCCAGCAACGACCAGATCTCGCTGCAGCTGCAGCAGAGCCCGGAGTACCAGCAGCGCTTCGCTGGCAACCAGCAGCGGATCGCTAAGGGGCTCGCGCCCCTCTCCCCAGCGGCGTACATAGCGCTGGAAAGCCAATACGGGCAGATCCTCTCGCAGCTCCCCGCCGGTTTCTACGATTCCCGTGAAGCCCTCGCGAACTTCATCGGCAACGACGTCAGCGCCAGCGAACTGTCGCAACGGGTGCAGGACGCGAACCAGGCGTGGGTGAACGCTCCGCAGGAGCGCCGCGACGCGTGGAACGCCTATTACGGGGGAGCTGGTCCAGGCGGCGCAGTCGCCGCCATCCTCGACCCGAAGGCGGCGGAACCGCTTCTGCAGCAACAGGTTGCAGCTGCCGGTATCGGCGGTGCGGCCCTCTCGCAGGGCCTGCAACTGACCAGCCAGGCGACAGCGACCCGTGCCGCCCAGCAGGGCGTGACGATCCAGCAGGCGCAGAACGCGTACCAGCAGATTGCGCAGCGCATGAACGTCGACCAGGCGGTCTCCGGCAGGTTCGGCGAGCAGTTCGGGCAGGCCCAGGAAGAGCAGGCAAACCTGCTCGGGGATGCGGGCGCCCAGAACCAACAGGCTCGGCTGTATTCCGAGGAGCAGGCGCAGTTCGGTGGGCACGGTGGTGCCAGTGCGAACGGCGAAAGCAACAATCCCGGCGCCAACTACTAGGAGATAGATGGACCCGAGAGACATCGAGCACCGCTTCGCCTTCCATGCGGCCACGACCGAGGAGAGACGGGACGCTCACACGTCCGTACGGCAGACCTGCCGGACCCTGGCGGACTTCCTGAACGAACGGCTTCCCGAGGGGCGCGAGAAGGCTCTCGCGATCACCCACCTCGAAGAGGTCATGTTGTGGGCTAACGCAGCGTTGGCCCGCGCGAAGTAACACAGCTTCTCTCGTAGCTCAGCAGGTTAGAGCACTGGCACTTGAGGCCGGAGGTCGCAGGTTCGAGTCCTGCCGAGAGAACTCCGCACACCGATCAACCGGCCCGGTGGCGCGTACAAGCCCGGCAGCAGGAGCAGGCACCTATTCCCCTTTAGGGCCGCCTCGGCCTGCGCCACTTTTGAAAACACAAGGGAGATATGCAAGTGACGGACACCGACGACCTCGATCTCGACACCGACAACGGCACCACGGGCAATGACGGCAACGCCGCCAAGACCCTCCGGGCCCAGAACTCGAAGCTGGCGAAGCAGCTCGAAGAGGCAAACACGCGGATTGCTGGCCTTGAGGCCGCGAAGAAGACCGCTGACCTTTCCGACCTGATCGCCCGGCTGGGTGTCGACGAGAAGTACCGCGCTCGTGCAGCGAAGTACGCGGGTCGTGATTTGGAGGACGTGACTGAGGAGTCCGTCCGCAACTGGCTGAAAGCAGAAGGCGACATGTTCGGCTGGACCGAGGATGCCGCGTCGGGTGACGACTCGACGCCGGACCCACGGGCCGACCAGCAGCGCCGGATCGCTCAGGCCACCTCCACCACCCCGAGTGCACCTTCGGGTTTCCTCACCACAAAGATGCTCAGCAGCCTGTCGGACGAGGACCTGATCGCACGGGGTTTCTTCCCCAAGTTCTGATTTTTTCCTCTGTAGGGAGTTATGGCTAACCAGTTCGTTGACACCACCGACTGGGCACTTTTTGTCCAGACGGCCTTTGACCGGGTTGCGAAGTACTTCCTTCGCGACCAGCCGACGTGGCGCCAGATGGTCGACACCCGACCGGTCGCCCAGGCCATGCCTGGTAGCACGGTCACCATGTCGCTGCACAACCCGCTGACCCTGGCGACGTCGCCTCTTTCCGAGGACGTCGACCCGGACGCGGTGCTCGCTGCGGCCCCGACCCAGATCAACGTTGTACTCAACGAGTACGGCAACGCCACGTTGCAGACGTTGCGCCTGCGTGAACTCGCCTTCGACAAGCCCGACGTCGAGTTGGCGAAGTTGGTCGGCTTCAACATGCTCGACTCGATCGACCAGATCATCCGTACCGTCGCCGACGGTTCGACCAACGTTCTGATGAAGAACGCTGGCGTGCTGAAGACCTCGGGTGCGGTGTTCAACTCGATCGCCGCGACAGACCTGTACACGCGTGACGCGGCTGTCGTCTCCGGCAAGCTGCTCCAGCGCGCGAAGGTTCTGCCGAAGGTCGGCGACAAGTACGTGGGCATTATCCACCCAGATGTCGCTTATGACCTTCAAAATGAGGCTTCGGCAACTGCTTGGGTCAGCCCGCACACCTACGGTGGCGACACGGGCGCCATCTACTCGGGTGTGGTCGGTGACTACATGGGCAACCGGTACATCCAGACCACGCGTATCACCACGGCCAACAACACCGTGCCGGTGAAGTGCTACAACTCCTACCTGTTCGGCCAGGAGGCCCTGGTTGAGGCGGTGGCCATCGAGCCCCACCTGGTTCTGGGTCCTCAGACCGACAAGCTCCGGAGGTACTTCCCGCTCGGTTGGCACGCGCTGGCGGGCTGGGCGCTGTTCCGGCCGACCGCCATGGTCGTGACGAAGACCTCTTCGAGCATCCAGGCTCTCTGATCCTGAGCTAGGGAACCCGCTCCAGCCTTCTCGGGCTGGGGCGGGTTTCTGCTTCCCGGAGGTCGCATGGCGTACCTGTTCACCCCGCCGCAGCGCACCCAGTACGTGCAAATCGAGGGCTCGCTG